ATTGTTATTGAAGATAAAAATATTGAACTTGCTAACGTATCATCACCATCTAACGTGACAGCAGATGGTGGTGGAATAACATTAAAGGGAACTACAGATAAAACTTTTAACTGGAGCAATAGCACCGGATCTTGGACTTCTTCCGAAAATATAGACTTTGCATCTGGAAAAGTGATTAAGATTAATGGAACAGAAGTATTATCAGCAAATGCATATACTGGTTCAGCAGCAAAATGGACTAATGCTAGATTAATTACTCTAGGTGGCGACCTATCTGGAAATGTCTCGATAGATGGCTCTGCTAACGTAACTCTTACTGCAACTATAGTTGCTAATTCTGTAGCTTTAGGTACTGACACAACTGGTAATTATGTTGCTTCTCTAGTTGCCGGAACAGGAATTTCTTTAGCTAATAACTCTGGAGAAACTACTACTCCAACAATAACACTTAATGCAACAATAGATGATTTAACAGATGTTACTTTAACCACTCCAGCCAATGGTGACTTCTTTAGATACAATGGATCTGTTTGGATTAATGATGCCATTAATTTATCTACAGATACAATAGGTGATTATGTAGATCATCTCAGTGCGGGCACTGGTATAACGATTACTAACAATTCTGGTGAAGCTTCAGTTCCAACTATCTCAATTCCTCAATCAGTTGCCACCAATGCAAACGTTGCCTTCAATCAGGTAACAGCTGCTTTAGTGGGTGCAGTCACAGGTAATGTAACTGGAAATATAACTGGAAATGTTACTGGAAATTTAACTGGAAATGTTACTGGTGATTTAACTGGAAATAGCAATGGAGTTCACACTGGTAATGTAACCGGTACAGCAAGCAATGCATTAGTTTGGACCAATCAAAGAAAAATTACTTTAGATGGTGACGTAACTGGTAACGTATTTATAGACGGAAGCGCTAACGTAACAATAACAACAACAATTGCTTCTAACTCCGTAGAGCTTGGTGCCGATACGACAGGTCAATATGTAGCAAACTTAGTTTCGGGCACTGGTATAACAATAACTGATAATTCCGGTGAAGGAATGACACCAGTTATTAAAATAGCAGATTCTTATACTACAAACATGGTTTCTAATATAGCAAACTCCGCAGCAAGCGTAAGCACATATGCTGACGGTGTTGGAAACACTGCCTATTCAAATGCAGTAACTTACGTCAACAATAGAACATTGAATGACTTTACGGAAGTAGTTATTACTACTCCAACTTCAGATAACCTATTAATGTATAACGGTTCTGCTTGGATTAATCAAGCTGTTAATATAAATAGATTATCAGATGTTAATGTTAACCCTAGCACTCTTGGGGCTTATCAAGTGCTTAAATACGATAGCAACACTTCACAGTGGGTTAATGGCACAGTTGATTGGGAGCTTCCTGTTGGTCTAGCTTATAACACCACTTTGGGAGATGGCACAAACAGTACATTTACCAAAACTCACGGACTAGGCACCCGAGATATTTACGTAACATGCAGGACTACAAATGCACCGTATGAAGTTGTAGAGGTAAGGTGGGCAGCAACAGATCTCAATAATGTTACATTTACATTTTCTACAGCACCATCGAGTGATTCAATTTCAGTAACAATATTTTCTAACGTCTCTAGTGCTATGCTAAATGCTCCATCTTTAGGCAGCTTAGATGACTTTGTTATCGCTGGTGCTGGAATTACTGCAGGGCAATACATTGTGTGGAATGGTAGTAAGTGGTACAACAAAACATTACTACTTGATGATGCATCTGATGTACAAATTAACACCTTAACCACTGGTGATATCTTAAGATATGATGGAACCTTTTGGGTAAACGACCCAATTAATCTTGGTACAGATACAGTTGGTGGATATATTACATCGCTTGTAGCTGGAACTGGCATTACGCTAATTAATAATACAGGCGAAGGTGCAACGCCAACTATAACGGTTGACACTTCAACTATTCAAGCACGTGTTGCTAATGTTACCGATACGGAAATTGGATACTTAGACGGTGTAACTTCTGCAATCCAAACACAGATCAATAACAAACTTGATTCTTCAACAGCTGGAAGTACTTATGCGCCTTTGGCTAGTCCAACCTTTACAGGAAATGTTTCTGGTATAACCAAGACAATGATTGGTCTAGGTTCTGTCGACAACACAGCTGATACAGCTAAACCAGTTTCCACGACACAACAAACTGCTCTTGATCTAAAGGCAAACTTGGCGTCACCAACGTTTACGGGAACGGTAACTATCCCAGCAGGCGCTTCAATTTCTGGTTTTGCAACACTTGCTGATCCTACGTTCACAGGAAATGTTTCTGGTATTACAAAAACAATGGTTGGTCTAGGTAACGTTGATAATACAACAGATCTTGGAAAACCAATATCAAATGCTGTTCAAACAGCACTTGACTTAAAAGCTCCTCTTGCAAATGCTACATTTACAGGCACAATAACCCTTCCTTCGAATACGGTTACATCTTCGATGATTATGGATGGAACTATTGCCAATGTTGATATCAGCGCATCGGCTGCAATTGATTATTCTAAATTATCATTAAGTAACTCGATTGCTACTACCGACTTAGTATCTGGTGCAGCTAGGGCAGGATTCAATTCAACATTAAGAACAGTTACCTCAAGTAATACTCTTGTAATTTCAGACCTTGCTAAATTAATAGTAGTAAATAGCTCTTCTACTGCTAATATTACGGTGCCTGCAGATGATACAGTTAATTTTAATGTTGGTGATAGAATAGATTTTGTTACAATTAATACTGGTTTAGTAACATTTATTGCTGGAGGTGGAGTTACCGTAAACGGAACTCCTGGTCTTAATTTGCGTACACAATACTCTGGTGCTACACTAGTTAAACTAGCCACTAATACCTGGGTGGCAATGGGTGATCTAAAGGCCTAATTATGACAGTTCCAATAGGCAGTTCGGGCCGGTTCAAGAAAAGCAACCAAACCCTTAATTGCACAAAAGGCAACAAAGTCTACTGCTAACGCTGCAATCATTGCCGCTGGTTTTGTTGTTGGCACTGTAAGTAATACGGCAACACAAGATAATACTTTAAATGATGTTGTACACACTGCGTTAACCGATAGTAGTGTGGCACTATTAGGTAGTTCTATAAACTATACCGTAGGAGCCTTTTCTCCTCCAACATTCTTTGGTCCTCCAAGCTTCTTTGGTCCTCCAACATTCTTTGGTCCTCCAGGATTCTTTGGTCCTCCAGGATTCTTTGTTCCACCGCCATGCACAAGTTGTACTGGGTCTTTGAGTAGTACGGAAACTATAAATTCATATTGTGAAAGCGGTTGTAGAAAGATAGTTACAAGATATTATTGGAATGCTCCACTTTGTCAACCAAGCGGATGTTCGCCGTGTCCTTGTCCGGCATATAACGATGTTGTTTCTGAAATGTGTTGCGCGTGTTTCGGATGTTATTAAACAAGTTACAGTATTTTTTTATGGTATAATATATAACCAAAGACTTTAATAGGAGAAATAAATGCTACAAAATTCAGAAGATAAAGCAATCTTTGCAGTTGTTGTTGATGGCGAAGTGGCCTTTAATTGGGCTATCCCAAAAGAAATTGAATTAATGTACGCCGCACTTAGATCTAATCCAACAATAGTAGAAATCCCAGAAGAATTAATGACATCAGTAAATCAAGGTTGGACGTACGATCAAGATGGATTTCACCCTCCAGCCTAAATATGAACGCATGGCAGGAATATAAGAAAAAATTAGGTACAACACGTCCTTGGGATGTGTTTAATCCAAGCATAGAACATACTTCCGAAGAAGCAGCATCAAGCAGATATAGTACTTGTCTTGAATGCGATAGGCTGATAAAAGCTACAAAGCAATGCAAAGAATGCGGATGCGTTATGCCACTGAAAGTAAAGCTAAAAGCAGCAGTTTGCCCCTTAGGTAAATGGTAATATTTAATTTTCATAATACGTAATTATATGTTATTCTAGATTAGTAAATTCTGGCATTAAAACAACCAGTACCTACATTACTATATAATAAGTTTTAATCTCAATAAAGGAAGAGGTGCCTCGTGGCTTATAGTGGATCCCAGTTTGCGGTAAATAATACTCTTTTACTAAAAAGATCAGATGAGGCAGCAAATGCGCCAACCTCATTAGCTGAGGGTGAATTAGCAATCAACGTTGTTGATGGTAAGTTGTTTTATAAGAATAAAACAGCTAATGCTATAATACGGAATTAATTTAATATCCAATGTTGTTGGCACCGCAAATCAAGTTTCAGTAACTGCTAATGCTACTTCTGGAGTTTATACCCTAAGTCTTCCATCTACTATTCAGACTAGTCAAGCTAATGTTTCAACTCTATTTGTTGACGGAATTGAAATTGATACAACTGGAGCTACAACCAATCAAGTTCTAAAATTTAACGGAACTAAGTTTGCACCAGATGCTGATACTGGTTTAGCTGGAACGGTTCACACTTCAACCATTGGAGATGGTACAACTTCTACATTTACGATTACTCACTCCTTGGGAACAAGAGATGTTGTAGTTGTTGCGCGCAATGCAGCAAGCCCATATGAAGTCATTGATGTTCGTTGGGAAGCCACAACAACTGGAACTGTTACTCTAGATTTCTCAACTGCACCTTCTTCAAGCTCGGTTAGAGTTGGTGTTTATGCAGCTGTTGCTGGCTCTACTATCTCAATAGCTTCAATTGATGATCTAGGTGATGTTACCCTTTCTTCAGCCGCCAATGGAGACTTCCTTCGTTATAACGGTTCAGTTTGGATTAACGACGCAGTAAATCTTTCAACTGATACTATTGGAGATTATGTTTCTAGTTTAGTAGCTGGAACTGCAATCACTCTTTCTAATAATACTGGTGAAGGCTCTACTCCAACAATAGCAGTAACAGCAAATACTTTTGATGCCTTTGGTGCAGCCTCATCTGCTCAAAGCGCAGCACAAACTTTTGCTACAAACTTAGTCGCAAACGTAGCCACTTCATTTGAAGTTGCTGGCGATTCTGGAACAAGCAAGACAATCACTTCTGGTTCAGATACTCTCAGCATTTTGGGTGGTACGGGTTTAACATCTGTAACATCCAATACTGATACTGTCACGATTAATCTTGATAACACAGCTGTTACTGCTGGTTCCTATGGAAACGCAAGCACTGCAGCCAGCATCACTGTTGACGCACAAGGTCGTTTGACTTCAGCTTCGCAAAATGCAATTAGCATTCTTGCCAGTCAAGTTTCAGACTTTGCCGCCAATACAAGAGCACAGATAAGCGTTTCTGGAGATCTTGCTTACAACTCAAGCACTGGTGTAATTAGTTTCACAAATGACGCTGGAGATATCGAATCGGTTACAGCTGGCACTGGACTTACTGGTGGTGGCACCTCTGGTGCAGTTACCCTCGACTTGGCTAACACGGCTGTCACTGCTGGCAACTACGGTTCTGCGGGTACTGTTGGAACCTTTACGGTTGATGCACAAGGTCGCCTAACTGCTGCTGCTAACTCAACAATTTCAATTACCGCTTCGCAGATCAGCGACAAGGGTACAAACCTTGTTACTGGTTTAACTGGTACTGCAAATGAAATTGCGGTTTCTAATTCTGGCGTTGGTGCGGTAACATTAAGCCTTCCAGCCAACGTAACTATTTCAAATAACTTAGTTGTTACTGGAGACTTGACAGTTAGTGGTAACACAACAACTGTTAACACAGAACAGTTGAACGTTGAAGATAATATTATTACATTAAATTCTGGCGTTACAGGTGCCCCAACATTAAACAGTGGCATAGAAGTCAATAGAGGAACATCAACAGATGTTTCAATTCTTTGGAATGAAACTACCGATAAATGGACATTCACAAATGATGGAACAAACTACGTTAACATTGCTAGCAATTCAGACATTGCAAACGTAGCAACAGCTTTTACGGTAGCTGGTGATAGTGGATCAAGCCAAACAATAACTTCGGGTACCGATACTTTAACAATTTCGGGTGGCACTGGTTTGACATCTGTAGCTGGCGCAACAGATACAATCACTTTAAATCTTGATAACACTGCTGTAACAGCAGGATCATACGGAAACGCAAGCACCGTACCTAATTATACGGTCGATGCACAGGGTCGTTTGACCGCAGCTGCAAATACTTCAATTAGCATTCTTGCAAGCCAAGTTTCGGACTTTTCCGCAAACACAAGAGCGCAAATAAGTGTTTCAGGCGACCTAGCTTATAACTCAAGTACTGGTGTGATCAGCTTCACAAATGATGCAGGTGACATTGAGTCGGTTACTGCAGGAACAGGATTGACTGGTGGTGGCACCTCTGGTGCAGTTACCGTTAGCCTGGCCTCAACAGCTGTAACAGCTGGTAGTTATGGTAGCTCGTCTTCCGTAGGAACATTCACCGTAGACGCTCAGGGACGCCTCACAGCAGCTTCTAACTCGTCTATCTCGATTACTGCCAGCCAGGTCTCAGACTTCACTGAGGCAGCTCAGGACGCTGTAGAAGGCGCGATAACGGCAGGTACGGGTGTAACCAAGGCCTATAACGACAGTGCTAATACAATCAGCCTCTCAATTGGCCAGGACGTTGCCACCAACGCAGCAGTTACCTTTGGTAGCGTAGCAACTGGAGCAATAACATTAGATTCTGGAACTGGTGAACTTAATACTTCAACTCAAGTAGTTACCGTGAACACGGTCACAACAGTTGATAGCTTTGATAAGACAGTTTACAGAACAGCTAAGTACCTTGTTCAAGTAACCCAGGGATCAAAGTACACAACTTCTGAAGTTCTTTTGGCACACGACGGCACAGACTCCTTTATGTCGGAGTATGCAATAATTGAACTTGGCGCATCAAGAATACCAATGACTGTATCAACTTCAATTTCTGGATCAAACGTATTGCTGAGAGTTACAATTACAGACGCCGCATCAACAAATGCAACAGTCAAGGTAGCAAGAACACTTATAGCAGTGTGATATAATAGTAATTAAGTTTTAAAATATAAAACTAGAGGGACAGTGAACTTTAGTGGCGAATAAAGACTTTGTAGTCAAGAACAGCTTAATCGTTGGCGACACCGCTACGATCAATGGCGTACAAATTGATCTTTCTAACGCCACTTCTGGTCAAGTTCTAAAATTTGATGGATCTAAATTTGCTCCCGTTACTCTTTCTGATGGCCCAGTAAGTGTTTCTTACGAGGAAACAATAGGAAATAATAGTTCTACCTCTTTTACTATCACGCACAATCTTGGAACTAAAGATTTAAATGTAATTGTTAGAGAAAACACTAACCCATATGATGTTGTTGAAGTAGCCTGGGAAGCAACAACTACAAATATAGTTACTTTAAATTTTGAACTAGCACCAACTACAAGCTCTAAACGAGTAATAATCAAAGGTCCAGGAGCAAAAGAATTTTATTCAACGTTAATAGGCGATGGATCAAGTTCTACAATAGTTATAAATCATGGCTTGGGCTCTAGAAACATAGTTCCAGTTCTAAAAAATGCTGATTCTCCATTTGAAGTAGTTGATGTATTGAGTTCTGCAACAAGTTTGAATTCAGTAACTTTTGATTTTTCAGATGCCCCAGAAGCTGAATCACTTATTGCATCTGTTTATTTATTAGATTTAGATAATTCTTATATCTCAACAATTGGAGATGGAACTAATAATCAATTTACAATAACTCATAATTTAAACACTAGAGACATTGGCGTAATATGTAGATCTGTAGTTAGCCCATATGATTTTACTTCAGTAAGATGGGAAGCAACTACTGTCAATACGGCTAAGGTCATTTTTTCTTCTCCTCCAACAACAAATTCTAGAAAAATTGGAATATACAAAGCGCTAGGTGGAAGCAAATTCATTAATGACGAAGTAACTTTAGAAATGCTAGATGATGTTTCTATTACTTCAGCTTCAAATGGTCAATTTTTAAGCTGGAATGGAACAAATTGGGTGAACTCCAATGCTCCAGGTGGAGCAAGCATAAATTCACTTGATGACATACCAGGTGTTACCATATCATCTCCATTAAGCAATGAAGTTCTTCAATGGAATGGAACAGCTTGGATTAATGCTTCCGGCTATGCCACACTTGCTTCACCAACCTTCACGGGGAATGTTTCTGGCATAACAAAGACTATGGTTGGCCTTGGTTCTGTCGATAATACAGCGGACACAGCCAAGCCGGTATCCATCGCTCAACAAACTGCTCTCGACTTGAAAGCAAATATTGCAAGTCCAACATTTACTGGGAATGTCAGTGGTATTTCTGCAACGATGGTTGGTTTAGGAAACGTTAATAACACTGCAGATACAGCAAAGCCAGTTTCTACGGCACAGCAAACTGCTCTTGATCTCAAAGCAAACTTAGATTCACCAGCACTTACAGGAACACCAACTGCTCCTACGGCAACAGTAGCAACCAATACGACACAAATTGCAACTACTGCGTTTGTTCGAGCAGAAGTCGCCGCACTTGTCAATAGTGCTGGTTCAACACTTGATACACTTGGTGAAATTGCCACCGCACTTGGAAACGACGCGAACCTTTCTACGACACTAACAACTAGCATCGGTCTAAAAGCACCACTTGCAAGTCCTACATTTACGGGCACTGTAACTATTCCTGAAGGTGCTTCCATTTCTGGATTTGCGCCACTTGCAAATGCAACTTTTACTGGCACCGTTACACTACCTTCAGACACATCTATTGGTAATGTCAGTGCAACAGAAATTGGATATGTAGACGGTGTAACATCTGCAATTCAAACACAATTAAATACAAAAGCTTCAACAGGAAAAGCTATTGCAATGGCAATAGTATTCGGAGGATAAAATGGCAGCGCCAAATATAGTTAACGTTACAACAATCACTGGTAAGACAGCAGTTCTTGCTGTCACGACTACAGCTACGGCAATTGTCACTAACTCTGGTTCTTCTGGTAAGGTATTTAAAGTTAACGCCCTGTATGTTTCTAACGTGGATGGTACAAGTGCGGCTGATATTGATGTTGAGTTGCGCCGCAGTTCTACTTCGTACAGAATTGCTAGAACAGTGAGCATTCCTGCGGATGCGACACTTGATGTAATTAGCAAGTCTATTTATTTGGAAGAAGGCGACGAACTTCGTCTTATTGCTTCTGCGAACTCTGACCTTGAAGCTGTTTGTAGTTATGAGGAAATTTCGTAATATGGCTAAGAGAAACGCAGGTCTGATCGGAGGAAAGAAGGTTATAACACCTTATTCCCTTTCTGGCATATGGACTCTCCAAGACGCACAGCAAGAAAAAGGAGCGGCTAACTGGAATACTCCTGACGGATCTACTGAAATTTTAGCAGCAAGAAGCGCTTACTACCTAAAAACAGTAATAGGTCAAAATACAAATGGTTATTACTGGATAAAACCCACAGGTGCTTCTTATGCTAGACAAGTTTGGTGTGATATGACGACTAGCGGTGGTGGGTGGATGCTCATGTCATATTGTGGAGCAGCGCATACCAGTGGCACTCATGTCAAAGATGCATACACAGGTTCAGCCTTTAATGCCTCTTCTTCAACTCTGTCAGCTTCAAATGGTACATCAGGGACAGCAGCTAATTTAGGCCAAGAATTTATCAATTTTTGTGTTGTAGCAGGAAGAGGAAGAGGTGTAGCCTCTTTTAGAATGGCAGGCACAACAAATTATTATTTTACAGTAAACAGTACAGCCTCTTGGCTACCCTTGATAGATCGTAGCACGTCGCAACCAAGCGCAGGAGCAATAACATTTAATACCACAAACAGAGCAAGGGCAGGTAATGACTGGCTAAAGACTACTTACACAGGATACTCTGCAGATTCAGCAAACTATAACACAGGCACACTAAGTTCTCCCTCAGTCATGGGATTAGATGGATGGAATACACTTCCAGGTAACTTCAACGGTCTTGGAGCCAACTGGGGTTATTCTATAAGTCAGTACTACCAAACGGACGGCATTACAGAAGCAAACTATTCAACATGGCCTTCAAGCCATCACTCTGGATGGAGTTCATCAGGTTATTTTTGGTTAAAGATAGGTAGTGAATAAAAATATAACTTCTTATTATTAAAATAGACATTGAACTTGACAACTGATTGTATATAAACTAATATTTTTATATGCCTGTAGAAAATATTAAACTATAGTAAGTTATGGTTCATAATGAAAAAATAGTGTCGCATTTAACCATAAATGGTTTCACTATTAATCCAATAAAAGATATACATTGTTTTACTACTTTAATAAATTCACTATGCACCATTTATGACAAAGAGCATGAGTGTGACCACAAAATAGGTGTTATGCATGAAAATTATTTGGGCAAACAAGTTGGTGAACCATCCATTTCTTATATTGAAAATGAATCCTTTAAAGGATTAATCGGTTTTACAGTTTTAGAAAATGGTTATTTTGTAATAAAAATTTGGGATAATATTTATCCAGCAGAAATTCAATTTGATTTATATTTAGATGAAAAAATAAAAGATTGTGATTTAATAATAGATCATCTTTCTTGTCCAGCTCAACCCTATGATGGAATGGGTCTTTTTAATATAACATACTCTTTAAATAATTGTATAAAAAGTAAAACATTTATTTCTAAAAATAATAATCAAATACCACCATATTATGTTAACCAGCCTTTTAATATAGAAGAACTTAATGAAAAAAAAGAAAATTATTATGTCACATTAAATCAATTAAAGGAAATTGAATGTCACTTTTGCAACGAACAAGCAACTAATTTAATTTTTATAGGAATACCCAAAAAAATTGCCGCAGTGTGTAAAATGCATTTAAACATTGGCTCACCTAGAGAAGGTGGCGGCGATAATAATAATGATAATTCACCTTTAGATAAAAGACACATGCAGAATCGTAATTTGACTTGGACAAAAAAAAAGTATAGAATATAAACTATGCCTGTAGAAGAACAACCAATAAACATAACAATATCCAAAGAACAACTTGAGAACTGGCACGTTTTTTTTGCCCTTCCATGTTACGACTCTCATGTAACTGAACCTTTCATGATGAGCTTCCTGCAAACAGCTCTTTATTTTAAAGAGATTGGTTTAAAGTATTCAGTCTGCACAATTTCAGATTCTTTGATTAACCGCGCAAGAAATAACCTTGTTGCTAAGTTCATGGGAAATCCAGATTATACTCATATGATATTTATTGACGTAGATCTTCAGTTTGATAAAGAATCAGTTTTAAAACTTTTATGGCATGATAAAGACGTCATGACTGCATCATATCCAATTAAAGAAATAAGCTGGGATAAAGTAAAAGAAGCTGCACAAGCAGATCTTCCAGCTAGTGATTTAATGGAGTATTCCACTAGGTACGTGGTGCATATGACAAAGCCGGGAGAAAATCAATTAAATATTGATAATGGTGCAATCGAATGCTATGAAGCCGGAACTGGTTTTATGTTAATGAAGCGTCAAGTATTTGATAAGATGTTTAAAAAGTACAAAAAGCTTAAATACACCGATGATACTGGAGCCCTAACTGGATTAGAAAGAGAAAACTCTTATGCTCTTTTTAACTCGTATGTAGATGATGATGGCAGATTCTTGTCTGAGGATTATGGTTTTTGCAGATATTGGCAAAAAATGGGTGGAAAGATTTGGGTTGACCCAACTATTAATTTAACTCACTTTGGCCGCATAAAATACACTGGAAAAATGTTAGATTTTTTAAAGAGAATAACACAATAATTTTCTAATTACTTCATTACTATATTCTTAGTCGTTTAAAGTATCACACTAGGAGAAACATGGCCCGCTTAAGAATTGAAACCGCCCCTGAAATTACAGTTTTTGATGAAGCCTTTATAGTTAAAGCAGCTGCTAATGCTACAGCGCCTTTAATTCAATTTCAGAACGCATCAGGAAACGTAGGCAACATATCAGCAAGTGGAGTTTTAACGGTAGCTTCAGTCATTGCACAAAGTGCAGGAACAAGCTCTACAGACTTAGCCACAAGAGGTTATGTTGAATCATTAGCTGCTGGTATTAACTGGCATGAAGGAGTTGCTGCAGCTACAACAACCGCTTTGCCATCATGTGTTTATGGAAATGGAACAGCAGGAGTTGAGGCATATCTTGAGGCTTCGGTAAATGGTGCTTTCCCAACCATAGACGGTATAACCGTAGAAAGTCTTTGGCGTGTTTTAGTAAAAAATCAAGCAGATGCTAAGCAGAATGGTATTTATCAACTGTACACAGTAGGTGGTGCATCCACAAAATGGAAACTAGTACGTAGCGGTGATGCAAATAACAGCATAGCAGGACAGGTAGCACCTGGAGATTCTGTATACGTTTTATCCGGAACTACAAATGCTAATTCCGGTTTTGCTTTGACGTCTATCGGTACTGGAACCAATAGAGCAATAATCATTGGAACCGACAATATAACTTGGACACTTTTTGCTGGAGCTCAAACAGTTCTGGCAGGTAACGGAATAGTTAAAACAGATCAAACATATAGCGTAGTAGCTGAACCAAGTGCAGGAATCTCAGTCACTTCTAATGGAGTAGCTTTATCTACAGTAGCCGCAAACACTAGTTCTGGTGCAAATACTACTTCTTTCCTTAGTAATGTATCAGTAGATGCTTATGGAAGGGTTACAAATAAAGAGTTTTCAACCGTGTCATTTGCTGGATTTGCACCACTTGCAAATGCAACTTTTACTGGCACTATCACCCTACCTTCAACTACCGCCATTGGTAATGTTACTGCAACAGAAATCGGATACGTAGATGGTGTTACTAGCGCAATTCAAACTCAGATAGACCTTAAGGCGCCTCTTGCTAATCCTACGTTCACGGGAACTGTTGCGGGTATTACAAAATCAATGATCAGTCTTGGAAACGTCGATGATACCGCAGACAGCGCAAAGCCAGTTTCTACCGCACAACAAACAGCGTTAGATCTAAAAGCTAATATAGCTTCACCAGCCTTAACAGGAACCCCAACTGCACCAACAGCGAATGTTGCAACAAATACAACTCAGATTGCTACTACAGCATTTGTTCGAGCAGAAGTTGCAGCACTTGTTAATAGTGCTCCAGGGACACTTGATACTCTAGGCGAGATAGCAACTTCACTTGCTAACAATGCCTCTTTGTCAACTACGTTAACTGATGCAATTGCACTTAAGGCGCCGTTAGCTGGTCCAACGTTCACTGGAACTGTAACACTACCTGCTAATACGGTAACAAGTGCAATGATCGCAGAAGGAACAATCGTTAATGCCGATATATCAGCAACTGCTGCAATTGAGCAGAATAAGATTGCAGATACAATCTTAAATCAACAAGCAGCAAGCTATACACTTGTATTAGCTGATAAAAATAAAATGGTTGAAATAAGCAACGCTTCAGCCAATACCTTAACGGTTCCGCCTAACTCTTCAGTAGCCTTTCCTATAGGTTCAACTATTACAATTTTACAAACTGGAGCAGGTCAATGCACATTGACAGCTGGTGCTGGAGTAACGGTTAACGGAACTCCAGGACTTAAGTTGCGTACAACTTGGTCGTCTGCTACACTTATTAAGCGCGCAACTGATACATGGGTTGCCCTAGGAGATATGGTAGCATAACATGACAGTTAACAACAATGAAGGTCCAAAGTCTAAAAGAAAAAGAGCTAAGCCTACAATAGCTGCACGGAACCGCTAAGGCTACAGCCAATACTACAATCACTAATGCTGGCTTTGTTGTTGGTTCAGTAACTACAACACCAACGCAAACAGCAGGTTTAAACGATGTTGTAACTCCAGCTCTTACCGACGAGACAGTAACTCTTCTAGGAACAGCTATCAACTATACTGTTGGAGCTTTTTCTCCACCAACATTTTTTGGTCCTCCAGCGTTCTTTTCTCCTCCGGGATTCTTTGCTCCTCCGGGATTCTTTGGTCCTCCGGGATTCTTTTCTCCTCCGGGATTCTTTGGTCCTCCGGGATTCTTTGCTCCTCCAGCTTTTAAATAAAGCTAAAAAGATTTAACAGCGTAAAAAGCTGGAATAACCCATCTAGTTCCAGATAATACTGGAGTTACTCCGTGAATATAATTCACGTCTCCCGGATGAGAAACGGCCATACCAGCTACTGGTCTTAGCTTCTTTTTATGTTGAGTGTAGAATAGTTCTCCGCCAATGTAATCATCATTAATGTAAAATAATGAATTAATATCATAGTCAGGAAAAGCATTAGGTCTTCCATCCTGCAGCTGTTTGTCAGCATGTGCTATCTGAAAATCTCCTGGTCTCCAGCAAACAATTACGGGTGGTCTTTTCTCGACAAAACAATTGTAATTTTTATTTATTTTTTCAGTCATTTTATCTATATAAAAATCAATTAAGTCATAGATGTCTCTATCTAGTTTTTTTACTATATAGGAACTACAAGTTCTATTCAACCAAACATCAGCACCATATTTAATGGTACCATCCTCATGGTATTCACTTTCTTTTGAATTATCCCATTCATCTATTTTTTTTACAAAATTTTGTAGAGACAACAAATCTGTTTCATCAATAAAATTTTCTATAATTTTGATATTATCAGGAGAGTCTCCAAATGTTCCAGGTAAAACCTTCCAAGGTTTTTCTTCAGTTATCTGTTCATTGAACATGAGCACCTTCTTAAGCGTTGTGGTATACTGAGATATATAAAAGTATACCATACTAAGAAAGTAAAGGTAGTCCTGTGGATCTCAATGCCCAGTGTGTTTATGACCCTAGATTAGGTATAGTGTTATACAAAAATGCACTAGTTAATTCGCCAGCTATTATAGATAGGCTTGAAAACGGACTTCAACAAAGTTTTAATCCAAGATTTAAATGGTCTTTAGCTACAACAGGTGACGAGAATACTGATACTAGTTATAGAAATTGTAGTGATTTTAAGATTCATCCAGATAATACTAAATGGGAAATGTTTCCAGAAATAGAAGATATAAAAAATATAACATTTGAGATTAAAGACATTCTTATGTGCGCATTATATGATTATGAAGTAAGGTATCCTGCTGCTAATAAAATGGATTTTATGGAAAGTTTTAACTTTGTTAAATATGGTCCGGGAGAATACTTTAAGCCACACACAGACCATGGGTTTAGTTACAACGCTACAGTATCTTGCGTCTTGTATTTAAATGATGACTATGATGGTGGAGAATTAGCATTTAATAGTTTAGGTTTCAAAATTAAACCTAAGGCTGGGGATTTAATATTTTTTCCTTCAAATTATATATTTGTACACAGTTCAGAGCCAGTTACTTCGGGAATGAAATATTCAGTAGTAACAATGTTTGATTATAATGAAAGAACACATAAAAATTTTCAATATGGCTATAACCTAGACGGTTCTCTCGCTGATCCCAACGCAGGACGCGGACCAAGATTTACTGATAAAATAGTGCAACCGCTAAAACAACTTGATGCAGACTATAGATTAATTGGAGTATAAATGACAAAAGTAACATTATCAAGAACACATCATAATTCAGTTGAAATAAAACAATCTCGCCTCAAGAGAGATTGGATGGACAATACATATAATAAACACGCCTACCAGTGCACTCCTGTAACCACGGCAAATGTTAGCGGATGGGAAATGATTCTTCCAGAAGAATTGGTCGTGATTTGGGATGGAGGACCTAGTCCAGCAAGAATAATTAGCGGTGGTGTTCATAATGGTTTTCAATTTGCTCATTCAAACATACATGGGATGATATCAATTGCAACTGGTTGGGCAATAAACACAGAAGAAGGCTACAGTCTGTGGACAACTGGTTCACCAAATTATTACGTAGATGGTGCCTCACCAATGACCGCTAGCATTCCAAGTAGTTGGTGGCCAGATGAGGTGCAAACAAATTGGGTAATTCATAAAGTAAATGAACCAGTTACATTCCCTAAAGGAAGTCCATTTTTATTTTTTACCATTTATCCAACAGACTTACTGCCAAGCGTTGAGTTTGAAGTTATTAATAGATGGGATGATAAAGATTTGGAAGAATCAAGAAGAAAATATAACGATTTAAAAATGAAAAATTCACAAGAAAAACCATGGACATGGGTAAAAGGAATAAAAACTGGCGTAGACGCAGATGGTAAAAAAATTGGTCCAGTAACCAAGGGAATTCTAAAGTTAAATGAATTAGACAATGTAGTAGGAGAAAATAATTATGATGAACTTCAATGACGTTGAAGGAAAGCATTTGGGTGGTGGAGTTGTTCTGTTTGAGAACGCAGCATCCGTAGATTGGGATTGGATGTATAAATTCTGTGAAAGAAGTATAGAACAAGAAAAAGCAGAAATGTATTCACTTACTACTCATCCAAATACAGGTGAAGAAGTCTACGTTAATAATAGTGGTTATTATTTTCCTATTGAGACGATTGAAGAAATGCCATATAGAGCAACGAGAATACATAGAGACAAAGAACTTCAAGCGATGAAAACATTAGCTTTTATTGATGAAGTTAAATATAAGTGTTTATTAAAATATATAGAAATGTTTCCTTTAGTATATAAATGTGTTTGGTGGCAAAGTAGGGGTCACATAACACAATATAAATCAAATGTTTATATGGGCCCACATGCAGACATACAAACAGATTACATGTATGGTGTTCCACATCCGAGCCAACAATTAGCTATGAAAAATGTGGTTGGTACAATATTCTACATTAACGACAGTGTTAAATCAGAGAGTGAACTTAACGGAAAGAATTTTACGGGTGGTTCTCATTACTTTCCTTATTTGGATGTAGAGTATACTCCTAAAAGGGGAGATGTATTAATGTTTCCTAGTGATTATATGGCAGCCCATCAGGTAAAGCCAACTGGCGGCGGCGTAAGATACGCTTACCTAGGTTGGTATTGTCATGGTAGCCCAAATAAAGAATTAAATGAAAATGTTCTTGATCCATTAGAAGACCCAGCAAATTCTACAATGGCAGTAAATGTTTATCTTCCATTTCTTAGACAAGACTACTTAAAGCAGATTGAAGGAAAAGGATATAAAGAGGAATCAATGCAGTATCTTGTAGCTTTAAATATGGAGCAATATTAATGTCTAATATTTCAAAAGAAGAACTTGATTTAATCAAGGAAAAAACTTGTGTATATTTAACAAAATCTATTCACAAATTATGTTTTTTGCTTGGTAAAGATCCAGAAAAAGCAATGACATCAGAATCATTAAACGATCTCTTAGATACAGAAGATGTATCTAGAATGCAAATAGATGCAATTACCTCACTATATAACCAGGTAACTGCATTAAAAAAACTTAATTAATATGAAACCAAAAGAAATTAGCGAAGAACTCATTCATGAGTTTACAGAAAAAATGGATGATGTAGTGCCTTCATATTCTGAAGAAGATGAAAACATTGTAATGGAAAACGGTGGCACAACTAGAGAATATGTTTTAACAAACGACTTTGCTGAAATGAATAGATATATAATACTTCCTTTGTCTCCAGGTATAGAAGATCTAATATGACCTATAACGCAATTGATGATCTAGCATATATAGATAGGCAGATTATCTTTTATCTCTACTGCATTGGTTTTGACGGCGCTAAAATAGATTCTTATAATATAGATGAAATCATAGCTGCTACTAGATCTATAACCTTGGCTCCAATAGATGATGTTGAATCTGGTAAATTAAATTTAGGTCAAGATCTTTCTTATTTATATTTAAAAAATCAAAGAATCTCATTAATAGGAAACATAAGAAGATTATGGCACATGCGTCAGATAGCAATGGGGGCAATCAAATATGATGTATGAAAAAGATTATTTCGATAATTTAGTTAACTTAATTAAGTATGTAGATGTGGAATCTATTGATGAATCAATAAAAAAAAGTAAAAATGTTAAAAACTATTTAGATACTTTATCTTTAGATAAAAGAAAAATAGCTGCAGGGATGGATTTCTTAATTTGGTATTTTGATGTATTTAGTCAAGAAACTCATTTCTGGAACACCAATCAAGCATACTACTATGCGGCTAACACTCATGAGTTTGGGTTCCTAACTGCTAATCCTAAAACATCTTTAATGACCCTCCCAGCATTTAATACAGGACTAGTTAGATTAATGCAAAAAAGATCAAAGCTAACACTCCTTAATAATTATCAATTAAATCTATTTGAAAGAATAATAAAAAAAGATAATGAAGATTGGGATTATAATACCATTTCAATGCAAGATATAGAGTCAAGTAATGCCGGGACCTATGATTTTATCTGCATGAGCATACATGACGTTTTACATGATCCTGAATTAGTAGTTAAATTTTACAATATGCTAAACAAAAATGGGACCATAATGATGCTTTATACTGGAACTGATTCTCTATATAAAGATGAGTCTGTTTTTACAGATTTTTACGAAGTTCACGAGTATCTTAAAAATATAGAGAATTCCTGCGTTTACCATAATCCAACCGGGGCCGCTGTTACATATGCAGTAAAACTGTAGTACTATATATATTATGATTATTATAGACAAATACATAAAAGATCAGATTCTATTAGATGAAATTAAATATACCAAAGACTTTTTCCCGGAGTCAATGGGTGATGAAGATCGTATT